CTCGATAATCTCAGCCGCGAGATTCGCTGGGCGCGCCGCAACGACTCCTGGTATTCGGGTGGCCCCGGATATGGGGGCGGTCCCGGCCGCAATCGCTGGGCGACCGATTATGACGCCTCGCGTTACTATCGCGACAGCGCCAGCTATCAGGAGCGCCGGCTGCGCGACACCGACGAGGTCTATCGCGGGTCCGATGGCCGTTACTATTGCAAGCGCAGCGACGGAACGACCGGCCTGATCGTCGGCGCGGCCGCGGGCGGTATCCTCGGCAACCTGATCGACGGCGGCAGCAACCGCGTTGCCGGCACCCTGGTTGGCGGCGCACTTGGCGCCATCGCCGGCCGCTCGATCGAGCGCGACCAGGATATCCGCTGCCGCTGATTCGGCGCTCCCATACGTCCGGTGAGCGCAGATTGGTGCCCATCGGACGCCTTGGAAGGAAGCTGTTCGGCCACCGTTCATCCATATTTAGGCATGAAGTGATGTTCCGGGGCCTGTGCTCGTTTATTACGGGTGAACGATGATCGCTCCGGCTTTAGGAGGACTTGCGATGAAACATTGGATGAAAGCGGCGAGCATGATCGCCGTCAGCGGGGCGATGGTAGCAGCCGTCCCCGCGCAAGCACGGCCGGGCAACTGGCACGGCGGTGGCGGCTACAGTGGAAATCATGGCGGACATCATGGCGGCTGGAACGGTCACGGCGGCCGTTATCGCGGCTCTTACGGCGGTCACGGCTATTATGGCCGCAGCCACTACGCCGGCCGCTATTACGGTGGTCGCGGCTATTATGGTTATCCGCGCTACGCCTACTACGGCGGCTATTACGGCTATCCGCGCGGTTACGGTTATCGTTACTACGATCGTGACGACGATGCCGCTCTGGCGATCGGCGCCGGGCTTCTCGGCGTAGTGGTCGGCTCAGCCATCGCCAACGATCGCCGCGACGATTATTACTACGACGGCTATTGAGTTCCGCGCTCGCTGAGCGGTACGCTTACGAAGCATCTGAGGGCGCCCCGACGGGCGCCCTCTTCTTTTCGGCTCAACTGCGTCGACAAACTGCCAATCACATCCCGTCTTTTCGCTTGACCGTATGTTCCCTCTATGTTCTTATGTAGTCCAATCTGGAATTCGGTTGAATTACAGGAGGGGGTATGAGGCGTCTCTTCCACTTCACAGCCGTGCTAACCCTGGCCTTCACAGCGGCTGCCTGTGACGAGCGTGGATCGACCCGACAATCCGAACACGTTCAGTCGAAAGCGCCTGTGCCGAGATGCTCGATCAAGCGACCCTTAGACTGCGAATCTTTCTCACAGCTCAAGGCAACTCCCGAATTTAAGGCCGAATTGCTGCGTTTTGCGAAACGTGCGGACGGAAACCGCGGCCTAATCAATGATCCGTTCGGGATCGGATACGCTGATGCAAAACTTGCGCACGTTCCCAGACCATCGAAGCCACGGCTGATCGAAAACGGCCTGATATTTGTCGAATCCTGCCCCGAGCACGATTGCGGGGACAATGGAGCTGCGATTTTACGAGATGGAAAGATTGTGGCATTGGCCGCGCAATATTCTCGGCCTCCCTATCAGGAATATCTGTCGAACCTGGAGATATATGTCGAGCACAAGACCCAGGAAAGCGCGACATGGGTTGAGATCCTGAAACGCTGGGGGCTGCGAGGAGAGAAGGTACAGGAGTATGAACTTGACGCGCTTCCGCCTCTTGGTGATCCGTATTCTAGACGCGTGAGACCCGACTGCAGCCTCGACATTCCCGAAGCCTGTACAATGCTGGAAGACTTGGCCGCCCTACCTGCCTTCAAGCGTGAAATCGTTCGTTTCGCAGGCGACCATCGGGGCACTTACATGCTGAAAGAAGCATCCCTACGGCGCCAACTTGACTGGTGCGTCACCGGCGAGTCGGGAATGGCCACCTTGGTCGGCGGTGGTCTTGTTTTTTTCGATATATCCCAGCCGACCGATAGATATGCCAATGGCTGCGCTATTGTCATGGCACGTGGTAGACTGGCCGCAGCAGCAATGTTCAATGATACGGAAGGCGGCGTGGACATATTTGTGCAGCTCGCGACACCAGACAGGGCGAGAGCTCTTGAAGTTTTGCGGTCATGGATTCCGACAATAGGTTCGCGAGTACATGAATTGCGGCCATTGTCGAAAGTGTGAAGATTATTCCTGTTGTGATTAGCGGCGTGAACGTCAGCATCACGATCCCGTCCGTCGCGTTGGTGCGGGTCAGGCCTTCGGTGTAGATGTCGAGCGGCGGTTCCTGGTCGAACCAGACGCCGTGCAGCGTGTCGCCCTGCCACTTGGCGCGGCCCTGCTCACAGGCTTTGAACAACAAGGTCGAGGTGCCGCCGGACGCGTACCGCGCCGTCAGGCTGTCCAGGCAGTTCGGTCCGCTCGACGACCGCCAAATGTTGCCGCGACGATTATTGGTACGGCTACTGACCTCCCGCCGCGCGCTGAGCAACACGCTTGCGAAGCATCTGAGGGCGTTCCGACGGGCGCCCTCTTCTTTTGGACCGAGCCGCATTGATGGAATATTAGTACAGCCCGTCTTTTCGCTTGACCATATGTTCCCTCTATGTTCTGATGTGATTCAATCTGAAAACCGATTGATCGCAGGAGGGGGTATGAAGCGTCTCTTCCATTTCGCAGCCGTGCTGGCATTGGGCTTCGCAGCAGCTGCGTGTAACCCGAGCGGATCGGTCAAGCAGGACCGGCAACCAGCACAGGCCCAGTCGATTTCGCCCCTGAAAGGATGCTCGATCAAGCAGCCCTTTGATTGCGAATCCTTTTCGCAGCTTAAGGCGACCCCCGACTTCAAGGCTGAGCTTCTGCGATTTACAGCGCCGGCGGGTTACCGACAGTTCATCAATGATCCCGAGGGCATCGGATATGCCGATGATCGACTGGCGCATGTTCCCGAAAAGACATTGCCCGAGGTCGTCAACAACGATCTGATTTTCGTCGAATCCTGCCCCGAACACGATTGTGGGGACAATGGAGCGGCAATCCTGCGAGCCGGCAAGATTCTCGCCCTGGCAGCGCAATATTCTCGGCCGCCTTATCGAGAACGTTTCTCTGACCTGGAAATATTCGTCGAGCACAAGACGAAGGAAAGCGAGGTGTGGATCAAAATCCTGAAGAATTGGGGCATGATAGGGGAAAAGACACGGGTGTACGAACTCGCTGCACTCCCTCCACTCAGCTCCAACTCGAAGCCGGCAGGCCCCGACTGTAGCCTCAAAGTCCCGGAGGCATGTATTAATAGTTTTGATCTAACAGAGAACAAGGAATTCACACAGGAATTGGCGCGCTTCACGCGAGGGCGTCGCGGGAGCTACATCGATAAGAACGCGACACTCAGCAGCCAGATCAGCAATGCGATGGCTGGATCACGTCCAAAACCGGAGTTGGTCGGTGGTGACCTTGTACTGATTCAAGGATACGCCGGCGAAAGTGACCTATCGTCAGCTGTAATTATCTCGCGCGGAAGGGTCATTGCCGCTGCATTGGAGTACGATGTCCAGACAGGGTTCGATGCTGAGGAGCGCCGGCAATGGCAAAACTATCTCGACATTTTTGTAGATCACTTTGACGACCAAAGCAGCTCATTGGTTCAGATTTTGCGACGATGGGGACAGGGAACGGACGTCAAAGAAACCGTGCACGAACTGGCGCCAGAACGCGGATCCCGTCTTTCGGCTGGGTCGCAGGAGGGAGTATGAAACGGCGCGTCCACTTCGCAGCGGTGCTGACTTTAGCCTTCGTGACATCCGCATGTGATCAAAGTGAATTGACCAGACAAACTCGGCAATCCGAGCAGACCCAACCGAAGGGACCTGCGCCGAATTGCTCCATCAAACGGCCTCTTGACTGCCGGTCTTTTTCGCAGCTCAAGGCAACTCCCGATTTCAGGGCTGAGCTATCGCGATTTGCGAAGCCTACGGACGGAAATCGCGGGCTTATCAATGATCCTTTTGGCATTGGATATGCGGATGAAAGACTCGCCCACGTTCCCGGACCATCGAAACCACGGCTGATCGAAGACGGCCTGATTTTTGTCGAATCCTGCCCCGAACACGATTGCGGAGATAATGGAGCTGCGATTTTGCGAGACGGGAAGATTGTCGCATTGGCCGCGCAATATTCTCGGCCTCCCTATCAGCAACATCTTTCCAACCTGGAGATATATGTCGAGCACAAAACGCAGGAAGGTGCGGCGTGGATCGAAATCCTGAAACGATGGGGACTTCGAGGAGAAAAGGTGCAGGTATATGAACTCGGTGCGCTGCCCCCTCTTGGCGATCCCCAATCAAGACGCGTAAGTCCCGACTGCAGCCTCGACATTCCCGAGGCATGCACGGGGTTGGAAGAATTGGTTACTTTGCCAACGTTCAAACGCGAGCTGGATCGTTTTGTGGGAGATCATCACGGCAGCTACGTGATGAAGAATACATCGTTACGACGCCAACTCGATTGGGCCTTATCAGGGGATTCGAATTGGCCAAAATTGCTGGGCGGCGGGCTAGTGTTCTTCGATACACGTCTTCCGAATGATAGATACGGTTATGGTGCTGCGATCATTTTGTCGCACGGTCGAATTGTAGCGACCGCAGCTGTGAACAAGACGGAATGGAACACTCTCGACATATTTGTCGAACGATCTGCGCCAGAAATCGCTAAATCGATTGATGCCATGCAGTCGTGGGTGGTGAATTCAAATGTGCGCGTTCACGAATTTGCCCCGGCGACCGGAGCATCGCATCGAGTTCAACCACCCTAACGGCGAAATTACCTAACTATGCGAGGCGTCAATTTCCCGCGATCTTCGCCTATGAGAAGCTCGAATCCGGGACGCTCTATCCTGTTCAAGCTGCCAGTTAAAATCCATAACCTTGCGCTTCCCTTGGGGAGCGAATTCTGTCCGCCAGATACATCCGCACCACCTCGGACATCCCCTTCAGCGGCGTGAACGTCCGCATCACGATCCCGTCCGTCGCGTTGGTGCGGGTCAGGCCTTCGGTGTAGATGTCGAGCGGCGGTTCCTGGTCGAACCAGACGCCGTGCAGCGTGTCGCCCTGCCACTTGGCACGGCCCTGCTCACAGGCTTTGAACAACAAGGTCGAGGTGCCGCCGGACGCGTGCCGCACGTTCAGGCTATCGAGGCAGCTCGGCCCGGTCGATGCCCGCCGCACATCGCACAGCGCCGCGCGCGGGATCGCGCCGCTCCCCCATTCGCCTTCCTGCTCTGGCTCGCCGACCAGCAGCTTCTGGATCGTGTCGCGCGTCGAGATCCGCGTCTCGCCCGCCGCCAACCGGTGCGGCACCGGCGCTGCGCCACCTGGCGCTACATGAAAATCGGGACTGATCTAGCGGCGCAGCCCATCGCTCGGCCTCTGCCCGCGAGGGTCCTTCAACCCGTCTTCGACAGCCGACCATTCTATGTTGTGAAAGCGGCCATCCGATTCCACAACGTCATGAAGCGTCTCCAAAAACATCCGAAACTCTTCATCCGGCTTCTTTAGAAGCCATGCGACGAAGCCTCGAGCAGGTCCGAACGACGTTATGTAGCATTCGCCGCCAATATCCGAGATACATATCTGGAAAGTAAGATCTTGCCATTCCAATCTTAGATACCAGCCGTGATCCTCCTCAACGCACAATTTTGTGACGCTCATGCCTTCTCTTGTTAGCGCGGCTGAGATCGCGTTGGCCACGCCAAGGCCCCTAGGCTGAACAACCTTATCGTCTTCACCCCAGATGCTATCGTCGGGAAAATCCGATGTGCATTCCAGCACCGTCAAAAGCTGTGGCCTCCCCACGGATCGCCTCCATCTCACGCCAAAGTTTCTGTTTTGTTCTAATTACTTCAATCTCATAAATCAACACTTTGGCGTGAATCAATATTATGCCGTCAACTGTTAACGTGACTTCTTGCCGGCAATCCAATCAAAGGCTCTTGAAGCAACGTGACCAGCAGCAATCGGCGAAATGGGGAATAGGCCGAGTGCCATCAGGTCGCCGACGGTCGGAAAGCCATTGCCAGGACTACCATTATTTTGAGGTCTAAGAACATTACTGAAATTCCCGTTCGAGCGTTTGCGTGGTTGGGTGCTACGCTTATCTAAGAGATATGCACCCGTCCCAACTGCTCCCATCGAAGCGTCCGCTGTTTTCTTGACCGCCGATGGCGCACTTCTCCACGCACGTTCATATTTGTCCACGTATTTTTCAAAGCCCAATTTTTTTGGCGAAAACCCTGGTCCGCGTCGATTTAGAATTGAGTTACCACCGTATTGCGGATCTACTTTAAAATGCTCGATCCAGAAATCGCCATTATTCATTCCTTTGGGTTTAAATCTGAGCCACGGATGGCTGGATAGCTTCTCAGGAAATTTTATTTTTCGTCTCAAGATCTCGACTTCGCGATTCGTCGGCAGCCAGTGATGCCCAATACCGCCATATGGCTTGGCCATATGTTCGGCCGCTTCGCGATCAAAGCCAAATTTAAGAAAGTCCTCGACGGTTCTTGGTTTGGCACGGAATGCTCTCTCAAGCCCGCGACCTAGAAAGTACGCCGCCGCCAACCCTTCTCCGGCGCCGAATACTGCCCCCGGCAGCCGATCAATTATGTTGCCTTCGCCCTCACCAAACCCCGCCAAACCACCCGTAATGCCGCCCCACTTAAGCATATGGCGTAAAGCTCCTCGGCCCCGTGTTGCAAGGAGACTGCTGGAGACCTGCCCTAGATTCCTGGCAAACGGGTGATCTCGCTCGTCAGCCTTTAGGACCGCTCTATATTTGTCGATATTGTCAGATAGAATGTCTGCCGCTCGCCGGCGACTATTCCAGACGTTCTCATAGCCATTGACCGGGATAACGGAATATGCCGTTCCTGCCATCTCGTCTAACATGTTGACGGGATCCAAAAAGCCTCGCTGAAACGCCAGCCTGGCCGCGTCACTGGGCGGTGCGTTGCGCCTATTACCGGTCAGATTACTCGGATAAATATCACCCATCGCCTTGTCACTCCTTCTCTTTTCCAATCTCGGCCACACCCGTCCCGCCCTCCGCCAGATACATCCGCACCACCTCGCTCATCCCCTTCAGTGGCGTGAACGTCAGCATCACGATCCCGTCCGTCGCGTTGGTGCGGGTCAGGCCTTCGGAATAGATGTCGAGCGGCGGTTCCTCGTCGAACCAGACGCCGTGCAGCGTGTCGCCCTGCCATTTGGCGCGGCCCTGCTCATAGGCTTTGAACAGCAGGGTCGAGGTGCCACCGGACGCGTGCCGCACCGTCAGGCTGTCGAGGCAATTGGGCCCGCTCGACGCGCGCCGCACATCGCACAGCGCCGCGC